GGCCGACGGCCGCACCTTCCCTGGCACCGGCAAGAACGCCCCGTGCCCGTGCGGTTCCGGCCGCAAGTACAAGATGTGCCACGGCCAGAACGAGAAGTGACGCATCGCTAGTTAGTAACTAGCTCATGGCTCCCCACACGGGGAGCCATTTTTTGTGCGGTTCATCAGCATGTATTCGTGCGGTGCCGTACGCGCGGGACGGCACGCGATTTTCGCGGATTTTGACGTCGTATCCCACACTGTTGCGGGATGGCACGAGTGTCAATCGATTGACTAGCGTGGCGTCCCGCAGTACGAATTACGGAATCGTTGAAATTCCGCCATTCTCGGTGTTATGGTGTCACGGTCCACAAAGGGTGATGTGGGACGGCACGGCTAAAACGGCGAAAATGAGCTGCCGTCCCGCAGTTTTACGGGATAGCACAAAAAAGAGGCTTCTGCTGTTTTCGTGGGTTGGGTTCTTGGTTGTGGTGGGCGTATGTCGAGTCCGCCGCGGCGGAGCATAACAAGCGCGATGGGATTGTTCGCGTGGTGGAAGCCGTAGGCCATGCGGATGGTGACCTTGATGCGGTTGTCGGACGCCTCGAGCCTGGCGTTGGAGTAGCCGAGTTGGATGGTCCTGAGGATGTCGGGGCGTCAGCGTCGGATCTTTCTGGAGAGTTCGACGATCTCGGGTATGCGGCTGCGCGAGGCCCGGAACACCCAGTGGTCGAGTTCGCCGCGCGCCTGGTCGAGGGGGTGTCTGAGCAGGGTGCGCAGGAGTTCCTTGAGCTGCCAGGCGCGGTAGAGCCGGCCCTTCGGGTCCGTGTTCCTGATGGCGCCGAGCGCGTCGTTCTGCCGGTCGGTCGGGTCGTCCGGCTTCTTCAGGACGGCGTGCTTGACGCCGCGCATGCGCTTGGTCACCTCCTCGTTGCCGGCGCGTCTCGCCTGGTGCCACAGGCGTCTGCGGACCTGGTCGAGCGCGCCGGTCATCCAGGAGACGATGTGGAACCCGTCGAGCACGCGTTCGGCGTTCGGGCAGTGCGCGGCGACGCATGAGTCGATCCAGCGGGCCCCGTCGCCGGCGACCACGCGGATGGACGCCTTCCGCTCCTCGGCGAGCCGCCGGAAGAACAGGTCGAACACGTCCCCGCCGTACCCGTCGTGCGCCCAGACCACGCGGTGACGCTCGTGGCCGACGACCACCGTGATGTACGTATGGCCTTTGCGGTGGCTGGTCCCGTCCACGCCGATCGCCGTCAGCCCGTCGAACGGCGACGGCATCGCCGTCCTGAGCCGATCCGCGACCCTGCGGGCGATGTCGCCCGCGGCGCGCCACGCCACGTGCAGGAACCCGCTGACGGTCTTCCGGTTCGCGACGCCCATCAGCCACGCGCACTCCGCCTCGAAATCCCTCGTGAACCGGCTGCCCGGTTCCGCCCACGGCACCCGGGCGACCACGACGCCGCATTCCGGACAATCCACGCGCGGCATCGAGGCGACCAGTCCGACCCGCCAGCAGCCGAAATCCTGATGACGCCAGCGACGCACGCCGCCGCCTTGGCCGTAACCGTGGCGTCTCCTGCCACACATCTGCGAGCGCCAGGGCTTTTCATATCAGAAACTAGAATTCTTGTAAGAATAAACAAAAAACACCCCGGTCGCTCATCTGCGAGCGCCGGGGCGTTTGTGACTGTTTGCCCTATCGAATGATTTTTGCTTTTGCGTTGAAGTATGGGGCAGACCCGAATTCATCGTGCTTGGTTGCGGTTAATTCTATTGTTCTACCGTTCAGGGCGGCGATGGTTTCATACGCTTTCATTCTGGAGCTGAATTCTGCGAGAATTTCGCCGTCCTGAGTTTTCAAAACGATGCTGGGCTTAGTTCTGTCATCGACGGCCAATACGCTGACTTCTTCCGCATCTAGGTTTCCGCTGGGTATTTCCAGAATCTTTTTGCAAGCTGGTTGCGTGATTTTGAATTTCAGTTGGCTTTGCGTTGGTGCTTGGGCGATGCTGTCCCCCAGCATGTCGTAGAACACGTCTTCGCTGATGATGTTGAGGTCTTGTCCGGCGAGTTGGAGTTTTTCGGCCTTGAGCCATTTGCTGCTTTTGGAGCCTTTGAGGGCGGCATTGTAGTCGGTGCTGCCGGTGATGAGGTAGTTGGTGTCTTTGGTGACGGTTTTACCGTTGATGCCACCGAGGTTGGTGACGGCCTGTTGTGCGTTGGCGCGGGTCATTTTCTTGAGTGCGCCGGTGAATACGAATGTGAGGTTTTCGAATGCGGGATCAGGGGTGACTTCGTCCTGTGGGGCTATCTGCAGCAGTTGATCTCCGCCACGGAATAGCGAAGATAAGCCTCTGCGGCTGCGGCCATCTCCGGCCGGGAAGGGAATACCGTTCTCATTCATGTGCCGAATCATCCACCGATAGCACGCGATGGTCTGTTCCACATCGGCGAGCGCTCTATGCTCTTGGTCTTCGGCGATATCGAATCTGACGATGAGGTCTTGCAGTCGGTTGTGACGTTCTTCGGGGTAGAGGTATCTGGCGAGCCGGAGGGTGTCGATGAAGTCGTTGCCGACATACTTGCCACAGATATCTTCGGCGTTGTCATAGAGGAAATTGATGTCGAAGTTGACGTTGTGGCCGAGAATCAGGCCGTCGCCCATCCAGTCAAGGAATTCGGAGAGCACGTCGGCGAGCGTTGGCGCGTTTTTTTACCATGCCGTCGTCGATTCCATGGATTTCGGTAACGATATTCGGGATATGGCGACCAGGGTTGATGAGTTGTCCGTACCGGTCGATGGGTTGCCCGTTTCGGACTTTGATGGCACCGATTTCGATTATTTCGTCCAATCGTGGGTCATATCCCGTGGTTTCGAGGTCCAAGGCTACGTAATCTTTTCTGTCGGCCAGTACGCTGGCCCCTTTGTGTTCTCTGGGTATCATGCCTCCAACCTCGTTGTTCGTTCGGCCGACTCGATGCGGCTTGATTAGGTTCAAGCGCCGTATATACGGAATCGCCCCGGCCGCTCTTTGCGAGCGCCGGGGCGGTTTGGCGTCAGTATTTGGTGAGTCGACTTTTGGTGTCTTCTCGTTCGGGTCGTTGTGGCGGTGTGCCGCTGTCGAGGTATCCGTTTTGCGAGAGGGCTTGGTATGCGATGTCCGGGAATTCGCATACAAGGGCGCTGATTTGGCGGGTGCGGTATTCGGCCCGGCTCTGTTCGATGGCTTGCTGCCATTGCGGCTGTGCGTCGATGCCGAATTCGTAGATTGCCATTTGTAGGACGTCTTCGAGTCCGGGGCGGAATCGGTCTCCTCCTACCGGGAAGTGGAGGGAGGAGAATGTGGGGAAGGTTCCTTTTTCAAGGAACGCTTTTCGTCTGTTCTTGCCCTGGCTTTTGCTGCCGCATGCGAGCATCGCTTTCGTGGCGCTGTCGTTGCTGGCGTGAATGTTGATGTGGGCCGCGGGAATGGCGCTATGGGGGTCGCGCACGAAATCGTAGTGGATGATGGGTGCGGGGTCGCTTTCGGCTCGCAGCGTGATCGCAGACTCATCCACTTGGAGGTATGAATTCGAGTCGCGGCAGGAGCATTGGTAACGGTACGAGAGGCGGAGTATGGTGCTGCCGCCCACGGTGAGAGAAATGCCTTGCGGATCCCGCGTCTTGATCAGATAGCTGGCGCTGCGTTTTTTGCGTGCGCCCTGCGGGTCGGCGGTGTATTGCCCGTCCGACGGTTGGCCGAGAACCTCAGTGAGCATGTTCTCGAGTCTCTGGGCGAAATCGATGGCCTGTTCCTCGGTCTGGTCGGATTCCGTGCTCATCGGCCCTCTAGGAAGTCGAGATCCTCGAGGTCGTACAATGCGATGCGCTCCTCGAGAGTAAGTCCGATGAGGTCGCGCTTCTGAGAAAGCTGTTCACGAGTGCCGTACTTGCCTTCGAGGACATTCCTGCGCTTTCGGATTTCCTCGCTGTCCAGCATGACCGGCCTGCCGATTTTATGGGCCTTTGGAGCCACCGCCACTGCAGTCATGTCAGTCTCCTTTCGGCTTGTCATCACGTCTCCGCATGCTCAATTTACACACTTTTGATGAACTTATGCACATTTTCGGCCAAAATGTGCATAAGTTCGGCTCATTCAGGTCGCCCGCGCGTGTCGCAAAATGATACGGATGTGGCACCATGAGTAACGCATGTATGACGGTGAACTCCACCAGATGGCTGCCGAGCTCAACGCCCCTCGTTCTCTCACCCGCCTCTATGCGACATATTTAGATTCTACCGTTCGACAGGCGAGCGCTGGAGACGTTTTTATTTGTTCTGCTCCATTCGTTGTTTGAGTTGTTCTGGGGTGAGGCTTGACAGTGACGGGTCTCGTCTGAGTCTCTCCGCTACGTTGTGGTCTCTCTTGAATCTGATTATGTCCATTGTCTCGTATCCTTCATGTTTCAGGTATTCTTCGAGCAGTGTCATGGGGTATTCGAACTGGGCTCCGTCCCTGATGTAGGAGTCCGCTTCTTCCATGCTGTCCACTCCGAACCATTTACGGAGCAGTTCGTACATTTTCTGCTTGTCTGCGCCAAGCTCGGCGAATGCCGCGGTGGCTCGTTCCATATCACGGCGAAATTGGCGACTCGCCCCTTCGTTGCTCATATCGGCGTCATGCCGACCGGCCATTTCGCGTGCGAAGGCCAGACCATTGTCTTTGACCCATTTCACGATTTTGCCCATTTTTCCGTTCTCTCGTTCCGGCATCATGCCCCCAACCTCGTTGTTCTCTCGGCCGTCTCGATGCGGCTTGATTAGATTCTACCGCCGTATATACGGAATCGCCCCGATCGCTCTCTGCGGGCGCCGGGGCTTTGGCTTGACGGAATCAGGGTATTCAATGCGATGATCAGCGCGACTATTGTGCATGTCAGGAAATCGGTGCTCAATCCGCCAACGAAAATCAGCAGGGCGAATATCCATACTCCGATTGCCAGAATACGGAACATGACCATACCGATGGTTCGCCTTTGTCTGCCGATCGATCGGGCATGAAAAAACCCCGTCGCCAGTGGCAATCGGGGTGGGTACAGTGGTAAATATACCTTGGTAGGCGTATGTCGTCAAGTATTCCAGCATGTCACCATTCTGCTGGCTTACGCGCAAACACGTATTTTCCGTCGACCATTCCGTTGACTTCATCGGGCAGTTGGTGAGCTTTAAAATCGGCTGGAGAGAGAGAGCTTTGTTCCAGCTGCCAATTCTGTTCTGCGCATTACGGAATGGTTTCAGACTGCCCGCGATCGGCCCTTTATGGGGATTCAACACTCCAACAGGTATACGTTCTCGCGCAATGCGTATGGGTTCCGACAGATCGGAGTCGTTAGTCAGAACGAGAGCTGCATCGATTGTGTTCTCGTACATGTCGCGCAACAGTCTTGAAGCCACATTTACATCGGAGCCCTTCTCCTCAATTCGTTGTATATCCACTCCGACATGGCCATTCCGGAGTGAGATGGGCCAATTCTGTGGACCGCGTGGCATTATCCTGCTGAACTGCTGCGCCGTTACGCTCAGCAGTTGAGGCACTCGGCTGCGTGATAACTTATCAACCATGAAGGCATAATTGCTGCGAACTACGTAATGCCCCAAAACGATTTCATCTACCGAACCAGACGCACGCAATGCTTTCAGATAGAAATTCTGGTCAATCGCCGCCGACTGCGAGGAAGAGGCGTTCACACGAGCGGTGCAATAGACCACCGTCAGAGAGGCGTTGGGATCCCAATACTGCGCATACGGCTGTAGCATTCCACGTATGTCAAGCCATCGCCATTCAGGCGTCGAACGCCCCATATGCGAACGCATTCCGTAATACAGATTAAAGCCATCTATATAGGCTCCCACGCGAAATTGACTCATAGTTAACAATTCTACTGGTTATTATTCTAAAATTCATCTCCACTTTTTCCGGCTGGCGTCCGACGCAAAAACAACGGCCAGACGCTTCCTTGTCGTCTTATCATTATCCTGATTTTCTACCGGTTTTACATGCACTTGTTACACCATGTGCGAGTAATGGAGAACATTCGAATAGGCACATCCAGATCTTTGCCGTTCTGACTTGCATAACTTACTTAGTTGGGCTATAATTATTATGTAAACAAAAACGGAACAGTGGAAGGAGGTGAGACATGGATGAGGTCTGGAAGGCGATAGAAGCCATCGGCTCCCTGCTTGTCGGAATCGCCGCAGTCATCGCGGCGGTGAAATCCAAAGGCGATGAGCCGTCACCCGTACCGAAGCCCAAGCCGCCGCATATACGGCGAAGGCCTCGCCGGTAGTACAAGAGCCGCAGATTCCGAATAGTCCTAGTATCCGGAGCTGCGGCTCCCTATCCCCAGACTAATCCATGGAACATCATGAACACAACAAACGCATACAGGCTCGTCTCGCTGATATGTGGCGCGATGTGCCTCATTCTCGCCATCGGCGGTCAGGCCATCGCGGCCGGAACCTTCGGCATGGCCGCCGGGGTGTTCGGCTATCTGTCGGGAGGCCGGAAATGAGCACCGCAAGATATCTCAGCCTCAAGGAGGTCGGCGAGCGCATCGGCACGAGCAATCCGGCCGCGAGGGGGTATCATCTGCCGGAGCCGGACGCGCTGATCGGCACGACTCGCGGCTGGCTGCCTGAGACCATCGATGCTTGGAACGCCGCTCGTCCCGGTCGCGGTGCGGGCGGGGGAAGGCCGCGCAAGAATCGCAATCAGGCCGATTCCCCCACCGCCTGACGAGCCTTGTCGGCAAGTGCCGCAAGGCTTGCGGCGGACCAGTGGGTGTATCCGGCCGTCGTGCTGATTTTTGCGTGGCCCATCATCGCTTTTCTCGCGTCTTCCGGGGCTCCGGCTTCGGCGAGGTGCGTGGAGAAGAAGTGGCGGGCGCTTCGGATGGTGACGTAGGGCAGTCCCGCGTCTTCGAGAGAGCGTTTCCAGCGCCGGCGTTCCACGGTGTTGGTGAGCGGGTGTCCCTCGCGCGTGAATATGAGCTGGCCGGGCTGGCATTGCCTGCGTCCGACGAGCGCCCAGAGTCCGAGCCACGTCTGGTTGCTGACGGGCACAAACCGGTTGCCCTGCTTGCTTTTCGGTTCGACGAGCCAGAAGCATCCCTCGTAATGGCGGGAGCGGAGCCAGTTGGGCACTTCTGCATCGGATCTGAAGCGTTGGAGCTCCCACATGATCTGGATTCCGTGCACACCGTCGACGGTGGCGAGCTCTTCGGGCAGGATGGCGAATCTTTCGGCCTCTCTCATGCCGGTCTCGAACATGATGTTCCACATGAGGCTCCACATTTCGCGGTCGTCGTCGGTATCTGCCAGGTGGCTGTATTTGCGACGCTTGGGGTCGAGTGCGGCCTGCGCCGCCCGGGCCGGCTGTCCGGGTTCGAGGATCTGGGTGGCCTGCGACTCGTAGCGCGGCGGCGTTGCGGCGAGCGCCGGGTTCGATGGGATGAGGCGTTCGCGGACCGCTGCGTCGAGCACCTGCCTGAGTCTGAGATAGTGGTTGTGGACGGTTTTGCTTCGGTGTTCCTTGGCGAGTTTGGCGCACATTCCGTCGATGGTGGCGGGGGTTATTCTGTCGAGTCGCATTCCGCCGATGACGCTGCGGATGGTGTTGCAGTCGGATCGGTAGGTTTCGAGGGTGCGGGGTTTGACGTTGGGCGCGATGGTGTTGAGCCATCGGTCTATCCACACGTCGAGGGTTGGGACGTCTGCGAGGGGCAGGTCGCCTTCTCGTTGAAGTTTGTCGAGCTTGGTCTGGAGTTTTTGTCGGGCGGCGGTCTTGGTCTGCGCCTGCGCCTCGATCCAGCGGCGTCGTCCGGTTCGTGGATTGACGCCGGCGCTCTTCTTCGCGTGCCAGACTCCGTTGTCGTCGCGCCATTCGCTTCCGCTTCCGTTGGGTCGGCGGGTGTTCTTCTGCTGTGTCATGGGCTTCAGGCCTCTTCCTTTTCGTGCGGTCGAGGTCAAACATTAGGTCAAACATTTCGGGCGGAAATTGGTGGACTTGGGCGGAAAACTTGCATCGGCATGTTTTCCGCACCGAAAACACCGAAGGCCGCAACCCCAAGCAATTCCAAGGGTTTGCGGCCTCTTTCAGTGGAGCGGATGACGGGAATCGAACCCGCGTAATCAGTTTGGAAGACTGAGGCTCTACCATTGAGCTACATCCGCGTTAAGCGTCGC